AAAAGCCGCCGGGAAGTGGTCAACCTCCAAGGGAGGCCAGTATTACGCTGCTGGTGTCGGTGGTGCTCTGGCTGGTCGCGGTGCTGATCTGTTCGTTATTGACGATCCTCACTCTGAGCAAGACGTAAAAATAAACAGCCGCCTCGCGTTCGACACGGCGTGGAACTGGTTCCAAACAGGCCCGCTGCAACGCTTGATGCCGGGGGGCGCCATCATCGTCATCATGACGCGGTGGTCGCTGCTCGACCTCACTGGCCGTCTGATTGACTACCAGACCAAAAACCCCGACGCCGACCAGTGGGAGATCGTGGAACTGCCCGCGATCTTGAATGAAGGCCAAGAGAACGAAAAGTCTCTGTGGCCAGACCAGTGGCCACTGGACCAACTCAAGTCCAAGAAAGCCAACCTCGACCCGAGGTTCTGGAACGCGCAGTACATGCAGCAGCCTACGGCAGACTCCTCTGCCATCGTTGGGCGCCATCACTGGCGGATGTGGCCAAAAGACGACCCGCCCCAGTGCGAGTACGTGATCCAGTCCTGGGACACGGCGTTCGAGACAAAAACCACCTCCGACTTCAGCGCCTGCACCACGTGGGGCGTGTTCTATAACGAAGAGGAAGGGGATTCTCCCCAACTCATACTCCTCGATGCCTTCAAAGACCGGATGGCGTTCCCCGAGTTGAAACAGGTCGCGCTTAAGCACTACAAAGAGTGGGAGCCTGACGCGTTCATCGTGGAAAAGAAGGCAGCGGGTGCGCCTTTGATATATGAGTTGAGAAATATGGGCATCCCCGTGGCTGAGTACACACCGTCGCGCGGCAACGACAAGGTGGTGCGGATGAACGCGGTGGCAGATTTGTTCTTCTCTGGGAAAGTCTGGGCGCCCGACACGCGCTGGGCGCGGGAAGTGATTGAAGAGATGGCGGCGTTCCCTGTAGGCGAGAACGACGACTTCGTGGACACTACGACACAGGCGCTCCTGCGCTTCCGTCAAGGGGGCTTCATCAGCCTCGAATCCGACGAGCAAGACGAACAACGCTACTTCGCGCCACGCAAGGCGGCGTACTACTGATTAGGAAAGGCCAGACATGGCAACGAACATCGACAAGGCGCTGTACGGCGCGCCCGTGGGTCTGGAAGAGATGGCGCAGGCTGAGCCTGAGTTGGAGATCGAGATCGTCAACCCAGACGAGGTCAACATCGGCATCGATGGGCTGGAGATCAGCCTCACCCCTGAGGAGCCCGAGGGTGGTGGGTTCGATGCGAACCTAGCGGAGGAGCTTGACTCGTCCTTCATCGAAGGACTCGGCTCCGACCTGTCCGCAGACATCACCCAAGACGTGGGTTCCCGCAAGGAGTGGGAGAAAGCGTACGTCGATGGCCTGAAGTTGTTGGGCTTGCAGATCGAAGAGCGGACAGAACCGTGGAACGGCGCATGCGGCGTGTTCCACCCGATGATCACGGAGGCCGTGGTCAAGTTCCAGTCCGAGATGATCACCGAGACGTTCCCTGCGCAGGGCCCGGTGAAGACCAAGATCATCGGCAAGGACACACCCGAGGTGAAAGAGGCCGCTGTCCGCGTCGAGGACGACATGAACTTCGAGTTGACCGAGGTCATGAAGGAGTTCCGGCCTGAGCACGAGCGCATGCTCTGGTCGCTGCCCGCTACGGGCTCGGCGTTCAAGAAGGTGTATTACGACCCGAACCTGGGTCGTCAGGTCAGCATGTTTGTGCCTGCGGAGGACATCATCCTGCCGTACGGCGCCACCGACATGGACACCTGCTACCGCCTGACGCACGTCATGCGGAAAACCAAGAACGACATCATCAAGCTGCAGGCTGCTGGCTTCTATCGGGACATCGAGCTTGGCGAGCCGGACAAGAACAAGACCGACATCCAGCAAGCCAAGGACAAAGAGACTGGCTTCCGCGACCTGAATGATGATCGCTTCACGCTGTACGAAGTCCATGTGGACTTAAATATAAAAAAAGATCAGTACGGCGAAGGAGAAGACTCCGAGATCGCGCTGCCGTACGTCGTGACCATGATCAAGGGCACGAATGACGTGTTAGCAATAAGGAGAAATTGGAGTGAGGACGACCCACTCAAACTCAAGCGCCAGCACTTCGTGCACTACCAGTACATCCCCGGCTTCGGGGCGTACGGCTTTGGTCTGTTCCATCTGATTGGCGGGTTCGCCAAATCCGCAACGTCTCTGATGAGACAACTGGTGGATGCGGGTACGCTGAGCAATTTGCCGGGGGGTTTGAAGAGCCGAGGGCTGCGCATCAAGGGCGATGACACCCCCATCGCTCCGGGCGAGTTCCGCGATGTGGACGTCGCTAGTGGCAACATCCGCGACAGCATCCTGCCCCTGCCGTACAAGGAGCCGTCCGGCGTCTTGTACCAGTTGCTCGGGAACATCGTAGAGGAAGGCCGTCGCTTCGCTGCCACCGCAGACATGAAGGTGGCCGACATGTCGGCGCAGGCGCCGGTGGGTACGACCCTGGCCTTGCTGGAGCGTCAACTAAAAGTCCTCACCGCTGTCCAGGCTCGTACGCACTTCTCGCTCAAGCAGGAGTTCAAGCTCCTGAAGAACCTGATCCGCGACTACACGGACCCGGACTACACCTACGACCCCGAGTACGGGACGAAGCGTGCCAAGCAGGCTGACTACGACTTGGTCGATGTCATCCCCGTGAGTGACCCCAACGCTGCCACGATGTCGCAGCGCGTCGTTCAGTTCCAAGCCGCCATCCAGATGGCGCAGATGGCTCCGCAGATTTACAACCTGCCTGAGCTTCACCGGGGTATGTTGGCGGTTCTGGGTATCAAGAACGCCGAGAAGATCGTGCCGCTGGAAGAAGACCAGAAGCCCATCGACCCGGTCACTGAGAACCAGAACATCCTCAAGCTCAAGCCCGTCAAGGCGTTCTTGCACCAAGACCACGACGCTCACATCGCCGTGCACAACATGATGATGCAAGACCCGCTGATCGCCGCGCAGTTGGGTCAGAACCCGCAGGCGCAGCAGTTGGCTGCGTCGCTGCAAGCGCACATTGCTGAGCACATTGGCTTCAAGATGCGCAAGCAGATCGAAGCGCAGTTGGGCATGCCGCTGCCTCCCGAGGACGAGAAGCTCCCGCCGCAAGTGGAGATCGCGCTGTCCACCATGATGGCGCAGGCTGCACAGCAGGTGGTGGCGCAGAGCCAGCAGCAGGCCGCGATGATGCAGGCGCATCAGCAAGCGCAAGACCCGGTGATCCAGATGCAGCAGCAAGAACTGGCGCTGCGTCAGGAAGAACTCAAACTCAAAGCGCAGAAGATCATGCTCGACGCCTCGGCGATGGCCGACAAGCAAGAGCTTGAGCAGGAGCGCGTCAAGGGCGACCTGCAGCTTCGCGCTATGAAGACGCAGTCCGACATCGAGAAGGACAAGGCGATGCTCGTCGCGCAACAAGAACGTGAAGGTGTCCGCATGGGCATCGACATCGCAAAGGCCAAAGCGCAAGAGGCCCAACAACGACGAAGGGAAACGCCCACTAAATGATCCAAGACTTCGCACGCGTATTGCGCGAACAAATACGCACCGACATGAACAACTACGCCGATGACTTGGCGGGGGGTTCGTGTCGCACTTTTGAGGAATACCAGAAGCTCTGCGGCGTCATCCAAGGTCTGGCGATGGCAGAGCGTTACATCCTTGACCTTGCAAAGAAAGCCGAAGATGCAGACGAGTGAAGCGGGAATCATCCTCCCCCCAGGCATCAGCCTGCCCAAGACCATTCAGCCCCAGGACGAACAGGACGAGAACCTCGCCCCTGAAGAGAAGGCCACAGCCCTTCCAGAGCCTGCAGGTCACAAACTGCTGTGCATCGTGCCGGACGTTTCAGACACGTTTGAGAACTCCAGCCTGATCAAGGCCGACACGTACATGAAGCAGGAAGAACACGCCACCACGGTGCTGTTCGTGCTCAAACAAGGCCCCTCGGCCTACAAAGACCCCGAGCGTTTCCCCACGGGAGCTTGGTGTAAACCCGGAGATTTTGTGCTGGTGCGTACCTATTCTGGTACGCGGTTCAAGATTTTTGGCAAGGAGTTCCGTCTCATCAACGATGACCAAGTTGATGCTGTTGTGCAAGACCCTCGCGGACTCACCCGCGCTTGAAGGAGTGAAAGATGGCGATTGATAAGGAAGAGTACAAGTTCCCTGACGAGCAGGAGAACGAAGTCAAAGTCGAGACTTCGGGTGAAACCGACGTCGAGATTGAGGTCGTAGACGACACGCCCGAGCGTGACCGTGGCCGTAAGCCTCTGGAGCGGGAGGTCGCTGACCCGACCGAAGAAGAGATCGAGTCTTACTCGGCCAACGTGCAGTCGCGGATCAAGGAGTTGACCCACGCACGTCACGACGAACGCCGTCAAAAAGAGGCTGTAGCCCGGGAAAAAGCCGAGCTTGAGCGTCTTGCACAGCAGTTGATCGACGAGAACAACCGGCTGAAGAAGAGTTACAACGAGGGCCAGGAGGTTCTGGTTTCAAGCGCCCGCAAGGAAGCTGAGACAGAACTCGAAGCTGCCCGTCGAAACCTCAAGGCTGCACAGGAGGCGTTTGATACCGACGCCATCATTGCGGCTCAGGAGGAACTCGCTGCGGCCAAGTGGCGAGTCGAAGAAGCAAAAAGATTCCGTCCGCAGGCTTTACAGCCCACGGAAATTCCGGTACAAACTCAGCAACAACCGCAAACTCAGGTTCAACCCGACGAGAAATCCCTGCGCTGGCAGGCAAAAAACCAGTGGTTCGGGCAACCGGGGTTTGAGGAATTCACCAGCTACGCACTAGGGCTGCATCAAAAGCTAGTCACCGGGGGTGTTGATCCCCGCTCCGATGAGTATTTCGACCAGATCGATGGTCGCATGAAGTCGAAGTTCCCCGAGTTATTCGGGAACGAAGACAAGCCGAAGACGGTTGAGGTTCAAAAGAAACCCACAACGGTCGTGGCTCCCGCCACTCGTACTACGGGTGTCGGAAAAATTCGACTGACTCAAACGCAAGTTGCGTTGGCGAAAAAGCTGGGCCTGACCCCGCAGCAATACGCTGCACAAGTGGCAAAACTGGAGAACCAAAATGGCTGAAACTCAAAACCGTATGCCTCGTGACCTTCAGTCACGCGAAAAGACTGCTCGGGCGGTATACGTACCTCCGAGTGCATTGCCTGAGCCGACACCTGAGCCGGGTATTGTGTTTCGCTGGATTGCGACGCACGTCCTGGGTCAGTCTGACCCCACCAACGTGTCCAAAAAGATGCGTGAGGGTTGGGAGCCGGTTAAGGCAGATGACCATCCTGAACTTATGCTGATGCGCAACGAAAAGACCGGGAACGTGGAAATGGGTGGCCTCATGCTTTGCAAGATGCCCGCCGAACTTGCACGCTCACGGGACGAGTACTACGGGCGTCAAGCGCAAGCTCAGATGGACTCAGTGGACAACCACTTCATGCGAAACAATGATCCACGGATGCCGTTGTTCTCGGACCGCAAGTCCAGCACGACGCGCGGAGGTGGGTTTGGTTCTGGTTCAAAGTAACTTAGGAGTCCTTAAATGGCATCTACTGCTGCTCCCTACGGCCTACGGGCTGTAAACCGAGTTGACGGTCTGCCGTACGCAGGCGAAACGCGTCAATTTCTGATTGACCCCGCTGGCTATTCGAGCAACCTCTTCTACGGCCAAGTGGTGAAAATCCACACTGACGGTTACATCCGCCTCGTGACTGAGACTGGTGGCACCGGCGACGCATTCCCCGCTGGCACCATCGGTGTCTTTGTGGGCTGCTCGTACGTCAACGCGCAAGGCCAGACGGTCTTCTCGCAGTACTATCCCTCGGGTTCGCTGAACGCTGTTGCGTACGTCGTCGATGACGACCGCGCCGTGTTCCAAGCCCAGGCCGATGGCCCTGTGACGCAGACTCAACTGGGTCAAAACATGCTCTTCGCCGCTGCTCAGAGCGGTACGGCAGGCACGGGTGGCTCCACCACCTCGGGCAATTCGCTGTCGGCCCTGAGCGCCACGACGCAAGCCCTCACTGCGGGCTTCCGTCTGGTCGGCTTTGTCAACGGTCCGTTCTCGACTGTTGGTGATGCCAAGACCGATGTGTTGGTGAAGTTCAACATCGGCCAGCATTCGTACACGAATGCAACTGGCGTTGCCTGATAAGGAGTGATCTGAAATGGCAATTTCTCGTGCCCAACTA